TAGTTGTTGTATCTGTTGCAGAGTTTTGAACTTTAACAGTAAGAGTAGTAGTATCAGATCGTGGGTCTGTTAGAATAAATCTCTGGTCAACATCAGAACTATCCACAAGGTACTTTGTAATAACGTAAGTTCCCTCATAAACAGTTACACTATCGAAAGGAATATTACTTCCAGTATTCGTAGATGTAATATCAGAGGTTGTAACAAACTGATAACTTGTTCCGTCAACTGTAGATGTAAACGCAGTACCAGCAGACATTGTTTTTGTAGCAGCAGTAGTTGATAGACTAACATTCAATGTTGCAGTAGGAGCTCTTGCAGAAGTAACTTCATAACCTAAAGTCTTTGCATGAGATACAGCACTAGAACGTAAACTAGAACTATCTAAAAACATTTCGTTTGCAACCATGTTTGCATTAAAACCTAAGTAGTGAGTATTATATGCAAGAGTATCTAAAAGAATATTCATTCCAGAACCTTCAAAGTCATAATCTTTGAATTGGTTTTGTCCTTTAAGAAATGTTTTTAAATTATCTTTGATGCTATCAAAATCAAGTTCTGTAACTCTAAGTCTTTTATTATTAACTGCCATTATCGTACTCTCTCTAACATAATTGATAAGTCAACTAGTTCTGTAGGTTGGTTAACAACATAAAACTCAATTGATACTTCGTATGTATTTTTATCTAATAGTGGAATTGCTGTAACTCCAATTAATCTTGCTCTCGGTTCAAAGTTATTAATTACATCTTCAATTTTTCTTGCAATTATCTGTGCAGTAATTGGTGTCATCAATTCAAATAACATATCTCTAACACCAGATGCAATCTCTGGTCTAAAAGGTTTCTCGTAATGATTAAGTAAAACTAGATTACGAATAGAACGCTTCACAGCTTTGATATCAGTTATATCTTGTATATCAGAGTTAGATGATTTCTTACCAAAAAACAAATCTAAATCTGTATATTGTCTAACATTTCTTGTAATGTTATTTTGTGAACCAGCGTCATATTGTGCCATTCGTATGGACTCCTAATTTTCTTTTATTTATAACGACTAACCACTATAATTGGGGTCTATTTTTTCAACATAGAGATAAGTTATTTTTATTAAATCTATAGGTGTAGGAAAAGATGGTTCAAGTTTATTTGTAACTCTATTATTATATTCTAGTTTGATATTTTTGTCAGCTGTTGTCCAATCTGGTAGTATGTTATTTCCCACACTTTGATATTCAAGTTTCTTACCTTTAGGTTTAACACCCCAACGATAATCCACAAAAGTTCCATCTGGATTGTAAGACCTAGCAGTAATTCTTTCTACGTCATATACTACATTTTTCATAACAAGTGTTGGGTTTACAGCAGATAATAATACTTCATTTTCTCTATAACCATTTATCTTTTTAACAGCTACTGGTGCAAAAGTTTTTCCAGTTTTCATACTAGCAACAGTTGAAGTGGTTATTGTAAAACCAGTCCGTCTAAAATATTCTTTTTTTCTTACTTGTCTATGAGTAAATCCTTTTTCAGATATAGTTGCCTTTGAAGTTCTTTTTACTTCAGTTACACCTCCCCCAGAAGTTGTAACTTTTTCAGTTGTTGTAGTATTTTGAGTTTCAACTGTATCAACTTTTACTGTTCGTGATTTGCCTGATGATGAACTACTAGAACTATTAACTGTTACTTGTTTATAGTTAAGTGGGTCTGCGAATAGTTTTTTTCTTTCTGCAGCAGCATAATCCAAATCAGCCTGCATCTTTGCTTTAAATTCTGGTGATTTAATTTCTCCAAGAGCTTTAGTTATATCAGCATTTACTTTAGTGCTATCAATTGTACTACCAGATAAATTATCTAATTTTTTAAAAAGATTACCTAATTTAAATTCTGTTTTTTTCTCGACTGATGATACATTTGTTGTAATAATAGAAACTTCTTCTGGTTCTGGTGAAGTATCTGCTTGTTTAGCCTCAACTGGTTTTTCTTTTATAAGTGATATTATATATTTTACTTTTAGTTCAGTATAACTAATTAAATTATTATCATTATCTATTTGTGTTGTTGTCAATGTTTTGCCAGATTGTTTATAAGTTACATTTCCAAAAAAACTTGCTCCAGCCCTCTTGCCTTCTAGTGATATAATTTCTTTTGGTGTTTCAGATATTGTAATTGAAGTACCAGAACCTCTTTCTTCTTTTTCTTCTGTAGTAACACCAGTTCCAGAACTTCCAGCTGGTATTTCTATATTAGGTGCAAGTTCACAAAGATTTCCACCACTACTTAATTTTGTTGTTGCATCTGTAATTAGAGTATCTAATGACAAACCTTTTTCTTTGAGTGTATCACCAAAGTCAAGTTCTAGTTGTGCAAGTTTAGTATTGAAAGCTGCAATACCTTGTATGGTTGTTCTATCTACGTCATTGATAAGACCAGTTAATTCAGATTGAAAATTTACATCTGGAAGTTCTGGCAAATCAAGTGCAAGTCCATCAAGTCCTGCTTTAACATCTGCAAGTCCAGTTTCAAATGCAGCTGCAGCTTCTGATGCTGCAGAATCTATTTTTGATGTTATGTTATTTTTTAAATCATCAAGTTTTGATAATGCATTATTAAGTTCTGGATTTGCACCACAAAGATTAGGTGTTTTAAAATCTGCCATTTATATTCTCCTAGTCATTTGCAGTACTTGTTTCTGAACCATGAGCAGCGTGTGCTGGGTCAGTATGAGTATGGGTTGTAAGACCAATAACAGAAGAACCATTATTTGCAAAAAAATCACTTCCACTACCAGAGAATGTAAATGTTCCTATTCCAGATGATGTTCCAGTAAATGTTGTTTCCGAAGCCACAGTCATTGCAGTTCCAGACTTTAAATTTAAAGTTGTGCCAGACTTAATTGACATGATACCAGATACAGTATCAATCGAAACATTTCCAGATGCATTAAGTGTTAACGTACCCCCAGTAGTAGAAGCAAAGATATCACTCTTTGCAGCTAAGTTATACTTTCCATTATTAATTCTTGTTTCGTCACCCTCTGTGGTAACATTGACATCTTTACCAATACGACCTTTAACGGCTTGGTCTATATTAAATGAGTGAGTTCCTTTTATTTCTTCTTCAAGGTTTCCACCTATTTCTCCAGCACCAATCTTTGTTCTCATGTTCTTGTGTATCTTCTGCGTGTAGTTTCCCTCTACCTCTAAATGATAATCGCCTTTTACAAGATGTCGTACAGTTCCAGCAATAGTTAGATTAACTGCACCAGCAACATAAACATTATTACCACCTAAAATAATTTCACAATTATCACCAATAACCTTTACTGTCTTACTTCCGTCTGCGACTATTTCTTCGTATGTTCCAGAACTATGTGAACGAAAAGTTCTTTCTCCGCCTGGAGTATCATCTACTTCTGTAAGATGTCCAGACTCAGATTCAAATACATGGTTGTAAGGATATAATCCAGAACGATAAATTCCATAATCATCTCCATCTTCGTTATTATAATCTATATCTTTTGGGTGAGGTTCGTCAAAACTTCCACGATCCTCTTGCACGGCTTCATCTGATACTGTTGGAAGATATGGTTGGGTTGCAGTTTGAATACTAGTTTGTCTATTGGTTCTTCTTGCAATAAGTAATTCATGTGACTCTGAAGCTTCACCTTGTGCAAGTCTACTAGTATCAGATTCACCTAAGTCATGTCCAGATGGCATAAAGTATTCTTCACCATCAACTGGATATGGGCCATAAGTTGGAGTACCAGCATAATCTGGTTGGTCACTATAAGCACTACGAGGATCATTAAATCCTTTTGTGTAATCTGGTTCTTCTTCTGGTATGCCTGGTAGACTTCCGATAATGATAGGTTGTTGTTTATCTTTTGCATCTGCAAAGAAACCTACTACCCATGAACCCTCAACAAGAAAAGATGGACTGTTACCCAAACCTTGCATAGATGGGTCTGTCGTTGGGTGCATCACAGTTGCCCAAGGCAAATCCTTTGTAGGAATGTCAATTAAATCTTCTGTATGATATCCAAGACAACGTACACGAACACGACCAAGTTTGTCTGGGTCATTCCTATCTTCGACAACTCCAGTAAACCACACAAAGCCATCAAGACCCATAAAATAATTTTCAGACATAGTTAGACTCCTTACTTTGTTATTTATAAGGTAAGTCTATATTCTTTTTCTTGTTGGTAGTTTAAGGTTAGGACAATCTTCGTCTGTAACCCAAACTGTCTTCATAACTTTAGGTGGTTCGACTTTATATCTTTCTAGCTCGTACACTAGTTCTTCATCTTCATTATCTTTATTTAATTTGGATATTACTTTTCGGGCATCAACTAATTTCAAATCTTTTTGAAGAACTTGCTTAGAGCAAACTCTATATTTGACCAGTTTCTATCTCCTTTATAAGTTTGGAAATTATATTTAGACAAATTAGAAGTTTGGGTTAGCAGAAAGATTTAAAAATAACGTAGAACTGACTGCAACTATGTTACCAGCAATCATCACTCTTTTTTCTTCACAATCACATGGCGGAACAGAATGTTGTGCTTGTCCATCAAATACAACAAGGTCACCCACTTTAGGTTCAAACATAATACCAGCTTCCGTAAACACCAATGGACTACTTCCTTTTGGAACTTGTAGATAGTAACACCAACTCCACAATGCAGGCCAATGATTATGATTTTTTGTATACTCACCTTTACCATAAGATGCACCCCAACATTCTTCCGTCATAAGTCTGGGAGATTGTCCTTTATTTTTTACTGTATGTGTATCACCATCTACATGAGTAGAACCATATCGCATATTCTTTGCAATCGTTTCTACAGTAGAAGCTAGTTTACCAAAGTCATCATCTTTCATATGCATACGCCAGTCAGTCATATTTGCTTTGACGTTTGTTTTATGTTTCATTACATCTGGATATGCGATTATCTTTTTAATAAGCATATCATGTGTGGTCTGTTCTATCTTCTTAGTGTTTAAAAGGTTTACATCATAAACGGGCCATTTGACTTTAAACTCATAGTTAGCAATCATAACCATTAGATATCTCCAACCTTTCGACTTGCAGATTTCAATGCATCAAAACCGCCTGGATATCTATCAGACAGTTTACCCACATTGATATCAAAGATTTCTTCCCATGAACTATCTAGTGCGATTAACGCTTGTGCCATATACCAACATATATCTCCAAGTTCAGATTTGAGATGTTTCTTTGTATCGTCATCTATCTCTTTACCTTGAAAGATTAACTTCTTTACTATGTCGTTGAACTCTCCGACCTCA